TACACGACGCTCTTCCGATCTCGATGCTCCTGACGGACATAAATGTTCTGGTGATTATCAAACTTGTGTAACAATTTCTATACAAGGAGATTTGAGAGATAGAGCAGAAACAGAGACGAGAGAAGAATTTGAAAAGTTTTTAGCATATGTCAAAGATAAATATTACATTAGAGATTATGCTGTAAACATAGAATGGGAGTAGAATTATGAATACATCTAAAAAATATAAAGAAATATTTAAGTTAAAAGATATGTTAGAAAAGGCTAAAATTCCATTTGACTTTTTTGAAATGGACCCAGAAGCAAGAAAAATAATTCCTGAATGGGAACACTGGCATATTAACTACCCAAGTAGAGATAATTGTATTATTTCAGTAATCGAAGGAGTTGGTTCGTACGGTGAACAAGATGATAAATTAGAAATTATGGGTGGATTAACAAAAGAAGAATCAGAACATGACGCTGTGGTAGGTTGGCTTACTGCTGAAAATGTATTTGAAAGAATAAAAAAATTAGAAAAAGGAGTTATAAAAATGAAAAAAGTAATTAGATATGTAGACGAAGATACATTGGAAATAATGGAAAAAGTTATAGATGACGGTAAAGAATATGCAGACGCAGATGTGGATAATACAGTAGCTTTATTTGAACAAGCATTAGGTTGTGACCCAGACGAATTTTCAAAAAGATATACTGCAATGAAACAAGCAGAAAAAGAATTTGAGGAAGTATACGCTCCGTTTAAAGAAAACTTAATTGAACTTCACTCACAAAATGCTGGTTTACCAAAAAGTGTGGTAGTTGGTACTACAAAACTTACTTATGTATCACCTAGTACAAGAAGTACAATAGATAGTAAAAAATTAAAGGAGGAAGAACCTGGAATAGCTGAAAAATATACAAAAACTACAAACGTAAAAGCAACCATAAGGTTAGAAGAAACAGTTTAAGGAGGTATATTATGGCGAAAAAAAGAGTTAGTAAAAGAAGTGAATACTATAAAGAATATTACAGAAATAATAAAGAAAAACGTCAAGCCTATTTCAAAGAATATTACAAAACTCATAAAGATGAAATAAAAGCCAAAAATAGTGCTAGATATGCTGAATTAAAAGAAGCAAAAAGTAATCAAGACGCCTATAAAAAATATTACGAAACACACAAAGAAGAAAGAAAACGATATTATAAAGAACACTACAGAAAAAACAAAGAAGAAAGGCAAAAATATTATAAAAATTATTATGCTGAAAAGAAAGAGGAGAATAAAAAATGAAATTTAATATTGATATAAATGAAATGGAACAACAAAGGTATGACGCAATAAAAAAATCAGGTAAATATTTAGAGTTAGACGTTTTAATTGGGGTGGAAGACGATAGTTACGATGGTAAAACAGGAAAAATGCCAGTAGTTACAACTTGTATGCACGGTTGCAGAAGTAATGAAATCAGTGCTTTGTATATGATATTAGGTTTATTAAGAGAACACTTAGAAGAAGAATATCCAATGGAATGTATTATGGCTGATATAGGTATGTCTTCTAAACACATGGGTACTATTCAAACAGAAGTAGAACACGAGGAGGATTAGAGTATGAAAACCACTTTGTATGATTACCAAGATAGAACTGCAAAAGATATTTTTACTCGTATGAACAATGGGGAAATCAAAGGTGCTTATCTTGGTTTTGATACAGGGACAGGAAAAACAGTAACTTCGTTATCTGTGGCAGAACAGTTACAAACTGCTGGATATATTAGAGGTTTAGTTGTGATTTGTCCTGTGTCAAAAGTAGATGACTGGAAAAACGATATTAAGAACGAATTACCTGATATGAAAAATATTTTTGTGTCTTCTTTTCAAAGTGCTTGGAGAGAAAAAAATTCAAAACAGATACAAGAACATTTAGTAAGATATAAGGCAATGCTAATAATAGACGAAGGTCATAAAATGAAAACGTATGACTCTAAACAAAGCAAGTTCATACAAAATTTAGGAATTAAGTTTAATCCTTATATGCTTATTTTAAGTGCAACTTCACAAAATAAAAAATATATAGATTTATACCCACAATATAGAGCATTAAGAAATCCATTATTTAATATAACAGCGAAAGACTTTAAAAAAGAATTTTGTATTGAAAGTCAAAATTGGAATTTAGTCTTTGCAGGTAAATCAAGATTTCCGTTCAATGAAATTGTTGGATATAGACGAGAAGATGAAATGGATAGAGAAATTGTGTCATATACATATTATAAAAAATATGAAAGTAAATATGATAGACCAATAGAAATAAATCAAACTTTCAAAATGACATCTGATATGAAATACTTTAAGGATAAAAAAGTATGGCCTAAAATGGACGAGAAAGCCCTTGAGGAGGCTTTAGCTATTGGAGACATAGAAGATATTGACACAGACTTTATAATCGCAAATAGACCCACTCTGTTTCGTACATATTGGCGTGAGAGTTGTAGTGGTTTTATAAAAAATTATTTTTTAGATAAAAACCCAAAATTACAATGGTTAGAAGATTTTATGGAAGGAAACGAAGGTCGTTTTATAATATTTACTAATTTCATAAATGAAACACTTATGATAGGGGAATTGTGTGCTAAGAAAAAAAGACATTGTGTTATATATGACGGAACACATAAAGATTTAAGTGCTTGGCACGAACACGAAGATTGCATAGCAATAGTGAACATACAAGCAGGTTCTGCTGGATTAAATGATTTTATAAAAACTAACATTGGAATATTTTTTGGACCACCAGAAAATTATATTGATTTTACACAAGCAAAAGGACGTATTGATAGAATAGGGCAAACAAAACAACCTGTATATTATTATCTTCAAATAGCAGGAAGTGTAGAACCTCAAATTTATAAAACATTAGAATTAGGACAAAACTTTGATTTACATTTATTTGAAAGTTGGTTAGAAGAAGGAGGGAAATAAAAATGGATTTTATAAATGACCCTCTTTGTGGTGGAAATAGAGAGATAATTCAAAATTTAGATGGTAGTATAATTGAAAGAATAACTTATCTAGAAGGAGGAGTTGAACACAGAATAATTAGAAGACCGTATGATATAAGTGTAGAGCCTGTAAGAAATGAAGACGGTTTTCTTATTCCACCAAAACCTCCTGAATGGAGAACTTATAGTACAGCAGAACAGTTTGCAACTCAACGTACGTGGAGTATAAAAGATTATGCAGATTTACAAAAAAAATTTTATGAAGAAAGCGAGGAATATAAAGACGTGGAAGTAGTTAGAAGACAATCTCATAATCGTGGTGAACATATAGTAGCGTGTTTTAACGAAAAAGATTTATCAACAGAAAATGTATTAAAGACTTTGTCTGCAATAAAAGGGAAACTTATGATAGATGTAGCTCCAATTCATTTGAAAAAAATAGAATGTAGTATAACCCCTCAAGTTAGAAAAAATATTGTAGCTGCTAGTAAAAGATTAAAAATGTATGGTAAAAAAAGACCTATTATAGCTCGCTTTGACGAATATGGTAATAGATTGCCAGACGAAATAGATATAGGTACATCTGGTGGTATAACTTTAAAAATCATAGACCCAAAAGAACATGGAGACTTTTATATAGAATTAAAAGGTGTCGAATTTCCTAAAATAGATTACAGTACAGCTGACTGGGATAGTACATATATAAGTGAAGACGATTTACCTTTTTAAAAAATTATAAAATAGACAAGAAACATATTGACGATTTAATAGCATTATGATATTATAAATGCACAAAGGAGGAAATGAATATGGGCAAAATCATAATTTTAATTGGAATACTATTAGGTGTAGCCGTAATTTGTGCATTACCATTATATATCACAGTAAATTTAGTGCTTTGGTTATTTCACATACCTTTTCATTTAACTATATTACAAGCATTAGCCATAGGGTTATTAGCTAGTGTAATTAGAGGTTTACTATTTGGAAAGGGGAAAGACTAATGTTTACATTTAAAAGTCCAGCTATTTCAAAAAACATTTGGAAGTTATGTTTTAGAAATAGAGAAGAAATGAACAAAATTTATTATGAAGGAAGAACACCAGACGAAGAAGCTAGAATACACGGGATAACAGAGTATATAACACAAACTATTTATATTGATAAAGACTTAGACGGTTTTCCATTAAGTAAAGTTTTAAGACACGAATTAACACACGTTTATTTATGGGAAATTGGAAATCAAGCTAGAGAAAATTATACAGAGGAAGAAATTGCTGATTTTATGAGTATTGCAGCGCCTTCAATATGTAAGACTGCTGACGATATTATATTAAGATTAAAAGAAGGGTTGTATAAACATGGCGAGTAATTATAAAAAACGAGATGAAAAAAGTGTAGAAAATGAAATAAAAGAATACATTAAATCTTGTGGAGGACTTTGCTATAAAATACACGGTGGAGACTTATACCAAGAAACAGGGATACCTGATTTACTATGTTGTTGGGGTGGGCTGTTCTTTGGTATAGAAGTGAAAGACCCAAATGGTACACCTAGTGCAATTCAATTAGCACAAGGAGCTAGAATTAA